GGAGAGGAAGATGACACTTGACCTTCATAACTTTTTTAAGTTTTACGACGAAAAGAATTCAAATCACGTAGCGGCAGTTCAATGGTTAGAAGATAACCTACCTGCTGAGTTTATGGATGATGCAGAAACTGACTGGATTGGTATTTTTAGAACGAAACCACCAACTCCAGAAGTTCTTGCAGTTCCATACTTTAACCAAGTAGATAACTACAGGGATGCACACAGAACTTGTAACAGTTCATCGTGTGCAATGTGCCTTGCTTTCCTCAAGCCAGGAAGCATTAAAGGTGATGATGAGTATGTTAAGAAAGTATTTGCGATTGGTGATACCACTGACCATGCGGTACAAACAAAAGTACTTGCAGGTTATGGAATTAAGTCACACTTTAGTTACAATTTGTCTTTTGCTGATATTGATAAAAGTCTTGACGCTGGGAAGCCTGTCGTTATTGGTATCCTGCATCGCGGTTCTTTATCTGCACCTACTGGTGGGCACATGTGTGTTGTAATTGGTAAGACCCCTGATGGTAAGGGATATTTTGTTAATGATCCATATGGTTCATTGAATGATAATTACACTGGACCTGTGACAAATGGTAAAAAGACCATTTACACAAAGGCAGTCCTTAAGCACCGCTGGTGTCCAGGAGGGAATGATGGATGGGGAAGAATTTTCGATTAATTTTAAGAGAAAGATCTTACAAAGAATTAAAGATCTGACTAATAACGGTAGACACGTCGAAGCACATCAACTTTATCAAAAATACTTCGGAGGCAACAATGGCAAAAATTGATCTACATAACTTCTTTCAGTTCTATGATGAAAGAAATCCAAATCACGTCAAGGCAGTTCAGTGGTTAGAAGACAATCTTCCTGTTAAGTATCTGGAAGATAACGTAGAGTGGGCGGAGCTCTTTCGCGGAAAAAAGACTAGTGCTGCGCCAGCCCCTGCTGCCGCAGCTCCAGTAACAGGTGGTGATGATGTCCCACAAATGGGAATCAAATTAATTAAAGAGTTTGAAGGATGCCACCTTAAGGCATATCCTGATCCTCTCACTGGCAATCTTCCAATCACTATTGGTTGGGGTTCTACCCGCAAGAAGGATGGTTCAGCATTCAAACTTGGCGATACATTAACACAGGCAGAAGCAGATGCACTTCTCATTGAGCAGTGCAAGAAAGAGTTTCTACCTGCACTCAGAAAAATCCCACATTGGAGTGAAATGTCAGATGGAAAAAGAGGAGCTCTGCTCAGCTTTGCTTATAATCTCGGCGCTGGTTTCTACGGTGGCGATAACTTTAATACTATTACTAAACGCCTGAAGAATAAAGAGTGGGACCAAGTTCCTGATGCTCTTTATCTTTATCGCAATCCTGGTTCAAATGTAGAAGCAGGTCTTGCTCGTAGAAGAAAAGCAGAAGGAGAAGCGTGGAAAAAGGGATAAATAAAGTTACAATCATTACTGATTCTTGATCTTTTGATCTGAATCTACATACCCCAAGTCCTCTAAGACTTGGTGAATACTTTACTTTTAAACAACTTCGGTTTGTTTTGTTTAGTACACACTAAGTAATAGAGGACTTTTTATGTCTTACACCACAAGGGCGCTCGCAGCAGCGTCTGCCCTTCTGCTTGGGGCTCCAACAGCAGCATTAGCACACACCAACTCTATCGGATATGTTGGTGATGGCGCTGGTTCAGTAACTTTCTGGTATGGTTCTTGGCACGCTGGAACTAGTTTCACAGAGGGTTCAATGACTCTTCAAGGTGTCAACGGAAATACCTTTGCACCCACAACTGTTAACTGGACACTTCTTCAAAACACTCAACCAACAGGATTGATTCCTGGTACAAACTACTTTCAATCGAATGGGACATCACTGATCCCTTATGGTGATCCTTCTGCTGTATATGGTTCAACTCAAAGTTATACTTGGCAGGGTGTTACATTCAATAGTTTAGGAGCAGGAGATTACCAGTTCACCTATAATCCTATTGCCCAACCAACAATGGATTGGGATCCAGCAACTCAAAACATTCGCACAGGAACCGTAACTTTATCTGCTGGACTTCTTTCGGGTGATGCTGATGGAGATGGCATTAATGATGCTACAGGAGCACCAGTAACTCCACCAGCACCATCAACTCCAACAGTAGTATCAAGTGCTGCTGGTTCTAATATTGTTACAACTTCAACCAGTAATGGAACAAGAACGGTAACAAATAATCCTCACCGTCACGTAATGGGTGTGGATGCAAACGGTAATCAGACTGAAACTCACTACACCGATACTGAAGTCATAACAATTCCCACTGTTACTACCACCACCACAACAACTCCAACGACAGTTGATACTTATAGTGATGGAAGCACGGTAACAACTAATGGAACTTCAACCACCACATCATCAACTTCTGATGCAGGTTCAGGAACTTCAGTAGTTACTCAAGCAACTGTTGCTGATTGGGTTAAAACAAGAACCTATGATGTTCAGAGAACTGCATATGCTCCTTCTGGTGCTGCTCCTACTGTAACTCAAACTCATCGTTTTAATGCAACTGAGAATGATGCTAAGCAAAAGGTCAATCATCACACAACAACAGGAGTTACCACACCAACAGTTAGAACCGTAACTACTACACCAGTTTATACAAAGGTCTATACTAACGGTGCCCCTACTGTAGTAACCACCGATCCTTCTGTCATTACCTATGAAACCAGCACATCATATGCAGAGTATTATGCTTCTAGAGATTACTTTGGACGTATTGATCAACTTGAAACTCTTGATAATATGAGTGGTGCGATTAATGGACTTTTAAATCATGAACCATCACAAACCAAAGAGAAGTTCAGAGTATTTGAAAACAACAGATTTGTTCAATCCTATAATGCTGATGGATACTCTGCTGATAGTAAAATCTTCGGTGGTGGATTTGAGTTAGATCTATCCAAAGGTTGGACAGTTGGTTATCAGTATAATAATGTGAATATCAATCTCCGTGGTGTAGATTCAACTGCAAAACAAAATAAGAATGTTCACGGTATCTTTAATACCTTCCACGGCAACACTTTAACTCTGAATACTAATGCAGCGATTGCAAACAGTAAGTACAACTATTCCAGAACTGTAGAAGGAGTATTTGATAACCAAGGAGAGACAAATGGTTCTGAGTGGTGGGTATCTAATAGATTATATTTACATCTTACTAAGTGGTTAAAACCATTCGTGGGACATACTGTTCAGAGTGTAAGCAGAAATGCATATACTGAAACTGGCGATGTAAGATCGGCAAGAAGTGTCAGTGAGTTCTCACAAACAATGCACGTTGGTGAAGCAGGCGCTAAACTTGAAACCAGATTTGGAGGTAAGAAGAAAGATTTATTTGGTGTAAGTGTTGAAGGCGCTTATGCAACTGACAACTCTTATGGTGTCGTTGCTTCTGTTGATTATAAAGAAGTATTATTTGTTGAAGGTTCTCACGGTGTAAGTGATGGCGTTACAACAAACTCCATTGCTGGAAAGGTTAAATTTAGGTTCTAAATCCTAAATAAAAAGGACATCATCGCACGGACTGATGGAAAACAACAAGAAAGAAAAATGTATGGGACAAATTATTCGTATTTCGATTTTGAGTTGGTCTGCTGCTCTCCTAACCGCTAGCTATGCTGGTATGCTATCCAAAATGGATCCTACCTTTATTGCTACAGTCTTCACAGCATCCGCTGCCACATTTGGTATTAACACGATGAAGAAAGGTGGTGAGGATGATGAGAAGAAAGAAGAGCCCCGCAGAGAAGAAGTTGTAGAAGCACCACCAGAACCACCTGCTCCTGAAGCAGCAGTATCTCTTGAAGAAAGAGTTGAAGTTCTTGAAGGACAAGTTCAACCCCGCACCGGTGGAGCATAATGTCTAAGTCACCCAACAAAGGTAAAAAAGGTTCTGGTGGAGCAGGTTCTGCTAACAATAAAAAGCAGAACTCTGGTAATGCGAATGCAAACAAAGCAAAGAATGGTGGAAAGAAAAAATGAGGTATTATGCCAAGAGAATGGAATACTCCTATACGGGAACCGTGGAATCCTGTAATTAAGAAGTGTCTTGATGCTGTCGATGAACATATGCGACAGCATCTCAAGACAGGTGATGAGTGGCACCTTTCTCAAGCAGAAACATTAAGAAAATATGTAAAAGACCTAAAAGTATGGATACATAAAGAAGAAGGAATGTGGAATGAATGAAAAAACTCCTTACGGCAATTAGTCTGTCCTTATCTTTAGCATTACCTACGAGTGCTAATACAATAGTTAAAAAACAACCCACCGTTCCAGCATACAGTCTGGCAGCAATGGGTTGTATGATTTTATTGGAATGCACTGAGGGTGTAGAAAAACTCACCGCAGATTCTACACTGATTAAAGGAAAAGAGTTTGATGCGTTCAGGGAGGAAATACAAAAAATTCTTGCTGGACTTGATAAACTCGGAGTTCCTGTGTATGTTGGACCAGCACGATACTTTACACCAAGAACAGTTGGTTTATACAAACCAGAATATAATCGGTTTTATGTAAATGAAACTCTTCTTCAAGATCCCAGAGAATTTCTAGGAACAATGAGACATGAAGGGTGGCACGTTGTTCAGGATTGTATGGGTGGAGGTTTGAAAACATCCTTTATGGCGCAGGTTCATCAGGATGCAGAGATTCCGTCTTGGGTAATGAAGAATACTAAACTTGCTTATGAGAGTATGGGAATGTCCCGTGCTGTACCCTGGGAAGCAGACGCAAATTGGGCAGAAGAACAATCCAATGTAACTGCACAGAAACTAGAAATGTGTGCAAAAGGTCCTCTATGGGAACAAATGAGACCAACACCTATGACAATGGATTGGTTGATTGGATGTGGATGGATGAAACCACAGGATGGATATAAAGAATATGTGCCTAATAAAAAATCAGATTACTGTGTAGAAGGTAAATACTGATGCCAGAAGATTTCCCATATGGTGTCATTATAATTTTGGGAACTGGATTGATATTTGTTGTTTATATAATTTACTACATATTACGATTAGCAAATGAGGAAATGAAAGATGAAAAATCTAGCAATCATTCTGTCAGCGACAAGTCTGGCAATTAGTGGAGCACTTTGTTATGGTGCTTATGTAACTTATCAAAAAGCTCAGAAAATTTTAGACAACCCAGAAGAGTTTGTTGGTGCTGTCGTAGAGAAACAAGTTAACAAAGCATTTGAGAAACTACCTATTCCGAAACTAAATACTGGGAGTATTAAGTTTCCTTTCTGATGGATAATAAAGACCCATACATATATCGTATACGCTCAATCCATAAGGTAGTCGATGGGGACACTATTGACGCTGA